TGCCGATATGTCACCTGGTTTATACTCTGCAGATAGTGGTGATACTGGTTCTGGTGGATTAATATATGTTGGTGGAGATGAAACAGATCCATTTGAATCTTTATATCAGGGTGGGTAAATAGAGATAAGAGGTAATAAACAATGGCAAATCAAATAACATCTAAAAGCGCACAACCGTCTTACATAGAAAAGTTTGATATAGCATCAAACAAGAATCAGGGGAAAACAGTTAGTGTTGTAAATGGTGCTGTTCGCTTAATGTATTATGAAAGCATCCTTCAAGATACGGTTAGAGTAACTTATACTTTTGCTGATGCTGGAAATGCCATTGATGATAAAACTGCTCTTGAAGGATTGCCAATAGTTGGTCAAGAAAAAGTTACATTAAAATTTAAAGATAATAATGAATCAGAATTAAACCTAACAATGTATGTAAATAAAGTCACTCCTTTGAGTGATGATACAACTAAGTCTATGATCCAGTTGGAATTGGTATCTAAAGAGTTTATTTTAAATGAAAAAATTAGACTGAATGAAAGATTTGATGGAAAGGTATCTGATCATATTGCAAAAATTTTAACTGCACCAAATTATCTTGCAACTAAAAAGAAAGTTGATATTGAAGAGACTTCAAATAATTATAATTTTATGGGAAATAATAGAAAACCATACTATGCAATGAACTGGTTATCAAAGAAAGCAGTTCCTAACTTTAAGGAAGCTAAAGGAAATACTGCTGGTTATTTTTTCTTTGAAACATCTGAAGGATTTAAATTTAAGTCCATTGATACGCTATCAAGCCAAGAAAAGAAAAAGTCTATAATCTTTAACCAAACTCCAGATTCAAGAGGAGATAACATTCCTTCTGGATATGATGTTAAAGCTCTTGAATACTCAAAGGATAATCGTGTTGATGTGCAAGAGAAACTTAAAATGGGTGCATACTCAACAAGAACAATATTGTTTGATCCGTTCACTTGTTATTATGAAGTAGTTGTTCCGAATGCTAAAGAAATAGAAAAAAAGAAAGGCATAAAAAAATCTGGAAAAGAATTACCATCTTTAAATCCAGAGTTTAATCGCACAGAAAGTAATAAAGATTTTTCAAGAACAACTTATTATCTTCTTGATAAGGGAACACTTCCTTCTGGAGATAATGCTCAGCAACAAATTGAAAAATCAAAGACTGAAAATTTTGAATATAAAAATATTTTGAATCAGTCTATTATGAGATATAACCAGTTGTTTTCTATCAAGAGTACAATTACTATACCTGGAGATTTCTCTTTACACGCTGGAGATGTTGTTTTTTGTGACGCTAAACAGTTGTCTACAGCGGATGAAGAGATTAATAAGGAATATGGAGGTCTATATATTATAGCAGATTTATGTCATTATATTTCTCCAAAAGAAACCTATACAAAATTAAACTTAGTAAGAGATTCTTTTGGTAGAATTGGAAACCACACATCTGGTAAAATACCATTATGACAGACCGTACTCTTCAACAACATATTAATGATGACCGCGATGAACTTGATAATCCAAATACAAGTGGGCAACGCAGGCGTCACTTGCAGGATGAGTTAGGAAGTTTGGAGCATTATCAAGCAAATCATCCAGACGATGATCATGATCCAACTCCATTAGAATTGTATTGTGATGAACATCCAAATGCTCTTGAGTGTAGAATGTATGATGATTGATAACTAATGGAAGGCGGATCCTTATTCAATCCTGGGTTTCTTGGGGCACATTTTAATTGGTGGGTAGGGCAGATTGCCAGTGATTCAACCTGGCGAGATAATATCTTATCGGGAAAATTTGAAAGTAAAGATCAGAATCCTGGTTGGGGATATCGTTATAAAGTTCGTATTATAGGATTACACGACCAAGGGGAGAGTGAAATATCTTCTGATAAACTTCCTTGGGCTCAGGTAATGTATCCTGTGACTGGTGGTGGTGGACAAGCAAATGCCGCTGCCACTGCAAACCTAAGACAAGGAATGATGGTCTTTGGGTTTTTTCTTGATGGACAGGAGCAACAAGTTCCTGTCATTATGGGAGTTCTTGGAAACAACATACAGACTCCTTTAGCGACAACTATTAAAGATAACCGAGTTACAAATACTCAACCTGGAAGTCTTGCGACAAGTGGAGTTGCAACTCCTGCGGATGGAAACAAAGATCCAAATATAAAAGTCCCTGATCGTGGGATTGAAATTAATAAACCAAAATCTCCAGAACAATCAGATGAGTGTGCTCCTGCTCCTCCTGGAGTTTCGGTAAATCAGTTTGGGTTAAGATCTGATAAACCTCTCTCCAAACTTCAATTTAGAGATCAACAGAGTGCTCTTGCTGAAGCAGAATCCAGAGGACTAACAGGAACTGCAAGAAGTGAATTCGTTCAAAAGGCAGTTGCTGCTGGAATTAAAGCAAGGTGTGAAGCAGCAAATTCACCAACTTCTCCTTCACAACCTGGCGCGACAATTGAAAGTGTTGATGGAGTACACAAGGTAACTAAAGCTTGTATAGTTTCAAATGAATACTATCACAAGAAAACTGCATTAATGTCTCCGTGCGATAAGGTAAAGTCAGCACTTAAAGCAATTCAAACTGAACTTGATAATCTAACAAAAGATATTGATAAAGTTTTAAATGCCGCTCAATCATATGTTGATGCAGTTTCAAATTTAGTTGGGTCAATTCAAAGTTTGATTTCCAGATTTGCTTGTATTCTTGCAAAATATATGAAAGTAGTTTTTGATAAGATTATGGAGTATGTCCTAAAACAAATCAATAAAGGACTTGCACCAACCGTGGAGCAATTGCCTCCTAATATGAGATATATGTATTTTGATATTAAGGAAAGCATTACTGAATTAATCACTTGCCTTTATAATAAGATTTCAAATAATCTATGTGCCTTGATAGAAGGACTATTAAATAAAAAGATTAAAAGAGAACTTCCGGAGAGTGGAGGAAACACTTCGGGAAGTGGAGGTAATGGAAAAGCACCAAAACCACCAATTTGTTCAGTTGAGGAATTTACTGGAGAATTGATATCATTAAATATGAATGAGATGAATACTACGGTAAATAGTATTTTAGATAATGTAAATAAGTTTTTAAGTGATATCCAAAATACTCTTGGAACTGTTTCTGGTGGTATTGGAAGTGTAAAGGATTTGATTGGTGGTATAACTGGTAGCATCACTTCCGCATTAAGTTTTGAAAATATTAAACTTAATATATTTGGATGCGACTTAAAACCAAATTGTGCCGCATCGGATTATTATACAATTCATAGTGGAAGTGGCGCTGCTGAAGATCCACAACAACCAAGACCTGCACAAGTTGATAAAGCATCTCAACAAACTACTGCACCACCACAAACTACCGAAACTCCATTTGCACAACCAAGTCAAAATCAAAGTGATATAATTACTGATATAACTAAGGGATCTCAATTCATTAATCAAGCTTCTCAATTCATAGGATCAATATAATAAAAATGTCTTTTACTTTATTTGGATCATCATCACAGGACGATATTAGAGTTGGATATGTTCATCCTTCTCTGGGATATGTTGATGGAGTTTCTGTATGTGAAGCAAATGATTATGCTAAAGATAATCCAGGAACAACTTTTGTCTTTAGAGATGGCGACAATAATATTAGATATTTGAATATTAATGAAGTCAATGCACTTACTCCAAATGACTTGAATGCAAAAAATGATAAGTGTGGTGGCATTCAAGAATATAAAGAATGTGGCCCACCAAGAATTCAATTTTTTGGTGGTGGTGGAATTGGTGCTGTAGGTAATCCAGTTATTGGTAGAGATGGATCTTTACTTGCGGTTGATGTTGTGAGTGGTGGGCATGGTTATCAATATGCTCCAATCGTTGCAGCGAAGGATGATTGTGAGATTGGTAATGGTGCTGTTTTGACTGCTGTTCTTGGTGAGACTGTTGATGAAATAGAAGTGTTTGAGGGAGAAGAGGATTTTGAAGAGTATGAAATTTGTGAGGATACTGATGTTGGGTATGGGGTAAGATATGGTCCTAACGGGGAACTGTTGGGACCATGGGAACCACAAACCTATACCAGAGTTGGCGCAGACCCAATACAAAGAGAAATTGAAATATTCCAGAAAGCATTAAAGAAACCTTTTTGGTCTACAAGAGAGAAGCAACCAGATAGAGTTACTACTCCCGAAAAATTATATGCAACACAGGACACGACTGCAGTAACTTTCCCTGATTGGGGGGAGTTTATGAATCAATACGCAGTCTCTCCAGTTAGACCTTCTGATGTTCTTGGGAGTGATGAATCTGGAAAAGTTTTTTCAATGGAATGGGAATTGAATTTTCCTATCAGTGGAGAGTATATTTTTAGAGGAGTTTGTGATAATACCGCACAAGTTTATATTGATAATAGTTTAGTTGGAAGTTTAAAGAGTTTTAAAGATAATCCTTCTCCCTTACAAAAAACAATACAAGAAGGTAATCATATTGTAAAAGTTGATCTTTTAAATATTCCAGTTACTGAAAAGGTAAATGCTCCTGTTTCTAAATCAAGTACAGTTGATGTTACTTTTACAATAACTGGGGATGGAAGAAACACTGATAAGATGAAATTCTCTTTTGTTAGCGATGATCATTCTTTTACATTAAAAGGAAATTCTAAGAGTGGTCAAAGTAGAAAAGAGACTATTAAAATAAATCCAAAAAGTAAGTTTAAAATATCGGCTTCATCTACAAAGTCTGGTGGTGTTGAGCAGGGTATAATCAAAAACGGAACAAAAAATAGAGAAGGTGGAGTTGGAGATTCTGACAGAATCTTTGCAGATCATATACAATCTGATAATGATAATGATGATATTCAAATTACAACAAATATTGGTTCTTTTAGGGCAACCAATAAGAAAAAAACACCAGACGGAAGAACTACTTTTGATTTGATTTTTGAGGTAGGGGAGACTAAAGCAACTTCAGAAGTTATTGAAATAATATCTTCAAAATCTTGGTATGGAAATCCGATTGGAGTATCAATGATTATTGATGCTCCACTTCCACCTGTTCCTCAAGAACAACTTCCAGTTCAAATAGGAAGATGTCCCCCCAATCCAATTTGGACAACAAGATTTCCTGGGTCAGATCAAACCTGGTATCCTGTTAGATTTAGAACATGGAGTAAATTCACAAATAGGTATGCCATCTCACCGATTCTTCCATTAGATACTCCAGGTAGCGATTCCTCTGGAATTAATTTCGCAAATACTTGGCAGGTTGATTTGCCTTATGCTGGTTACTATGGAGTAAAAGGTACTTGCGATAACACTGGTAGGATATTGATAGATGGAAAAGAAGTATATAATCTTGCTGGATGGACTGTTAATAATCCAAAAATATCTAAAGTTTATTTGACTAAAGGGAGGCACTCAATAACTGTTGAGGTTGCTAACACTTTAGTTGAACAGACCTCAATTGTTGATACTAAAATTTTCAGTACTGGGGATTGGAGATCACCTTCTACCACGGAATCTCCTTCAAAATTAAAACCCAAATTTATTCAACAAGGTGCAAGTTTTTATCTTCAAGTTGATGGGTCTGGTTCTGGAGAAATTACATTTGCAATGGATGTAGATGATAATCCCTCTACTGCAGGAATGGCAGCAAAAGAGGTTGTTATTCCTGCAGATGGTGGTAGTGTAAGATTAAAAAGAGATTCTACTAAACAGAAAGATAATGATAAAGGGTCTGGAAAATTTACTGCTGGTAAAAAGTATGGTCCTATTCAAATTATAGGTGCTGGACCAGGTTCAAGAGGACCTATTTTGAGTGGACAAAACACTCTTGGAATTCGTGATGCTGATGGTGATGATCAAAATATTAAGATTACTATTGGAAATGTTAAAGAATCTTCTGCATCTTCCGCAAAGACTTCACAAAGTTCTACTAAGAATGGCGTGAGTTATTCTGGTCCTTCTCTGTTTGGATATGTTGATAAGAGGTGGAGTAAATATATGAATGATTTTTCAGTTTCTCCCAAAGTAACTGAAAATGTAGGAAAGTTTGTTCTAACTTGGGCAGGCGTTGATTTTCCATATTCAGGAACATATAAATTTAATTTCCAGGCTGATAACAATGCTGTTTTAAAAGTTGGCGGCAGAGAAATATTTAAAACATCTGATTTTATTGGAGAAAAAATCCAATATACATTTAACGCAACTCCTGGTAAGTATGATATTGTAATTGAATTGGAAAATGTTAAGTCTGCGAAAGGTGGAAAAGATGAATCTACATTCGCAAGTAACCCAATGGGAGTTGCTCTTTTTATAAGTAAGGATGTTGTTTTTAATGACAGAAATAGAAAATCTTGGACAACAAATCCGATGGGAGCATCTGCAATACTAATTCCACCACCTTGTGCTAAAAAAATAGGTGGAAGAGGAGTTGTTGATAAAGTAATCGTTGCAGATCCAGGAAATGGATATCTTCCTCCATTAGAACAAGGTCCAGGATACCCAGTTACTCTTGTTTTGGATGAGGTAATTGTTGAGAATCCTGGAAT